GCCGCTGCGACCGTAGAAGGATCTATAAAGGTCGAAAAAGTATCTGAACCTGCCATGTGCTACTCCTTAATTTCGCCACGTATAATCATAGCTTTGTAAGCGGCACTTTGAGGATGAGGTAATCCTGCTTTTGCTGTTTTAGCCGCAGGGGCTTTTTTAGGGGCTGTCTTTTTTGCCGGAGCTTTAGTTGTTGCCACGGTTTCTTCCTCCCAAGCTTCGTTAATGTCAGGCGTAGAGGGGTCATCGCCCCTAAACGCCCCATCTTCTGTCCGCGCTCGTTTGCGCTTAACAGTAGCCATACTTAGTAGGTCACACGATCTTGCGCGGCAAGTATGTAGTCTATACTCATACTCTTTGTTCCTGTCGCGTCGCCACTCATAGAAACAGCAGCCGGTGTGATCAGATCAGTTGTAATAATGTCCGTTACAGTGTGAACTAATTCCCTATTTACAAAGAATTCAAGGACGTTAGTACCGCCAACGGCTTTACCTTTTGTTAAAGTAAAACCTACTGTCTGATACTTATTGTCAACAACATTGTACTTAGCAGGTAGGGAAAATTCGTTTATAAGAGGACCCGTAGTTCCACTTACTACTTTTAAAGTAGCCGCGCCGTCGGTCATCTGAAACCCGATACGATTTGCTCGATCCAAACCGTTTTCAGGGTTGGTGACAAAGTTTTCCGTCATACCAACAAAGGTATCCATTTGACCCGCGCCGTTATTGGCAGTGCTGTCAACAAGGTAACGCGCTTCAAACCAAACTTTTTGACCTTGCGTAGCTGGAAGTTGATAGATTTCATTGGCTTGTATAGATCCGCCGCTGTCGTCAGTAGTTGCCTGTGATGTAATTTTTAAAACACCAAACAAAGTATCCGCTGCAATAGAAACATCCGCAGCCGTGTCTTTTACTATAGTAAAAGAAGTGTCTAGTTCTTTGTTAAAATCGTCCCAAAGAATCTGTTGATCAGGGTTCATCCCTATGGATAGGTCACTAAGACCCGTGCGAGCGTTTGAGTAAAGAATCGGGCCTTTAAAATGAGTAGCCATGTAGTGTTCTCCTGTCGTGGCAAGTGTCTATTGCAGGATGCAATAGTCAGGTAACGTTATTAGTATAAACGAATAAAAAAAGGGCGACAACATTGCCGCCCTTCTTTTTTGTACAGCAACAAAGTTGCTTATGCGCCTGGGGTACCAAAGACACAACGCCAATCAGAAACGCCAAAAGCGTATCTTTCACGAGCCTTGAATCGCATGTTACCCGTATCAAAATCTCCTTCCATCGCTGTTTTAAGCGGAGTGCGGTTGAAGAGTTTGAAGCCGTTAGGACAGTCTGTCTTAACAAAATACGCATCGGCATCAGTAAAGAAGTGGTTTACTGCCGCTCCTTCTGGAAGCATTCCCATTGATTTCATTGCGTTAATGTTATTATCGGCTGTACCTGATTGCAGATTAGAGTTAATGATCCTTTCAGCAATAAACTGAAGTTCTTTAGGAATCATTAGCTTAGTTCCACGAACAGCTATTTTTAAGCCTCTCTCATCAGTGAAACCAGCGATTTGAATAAGAATATCTTCAAGAGATGTCTCATTAAGATCCGCTGGGACCGCCAACAAGTTAGTTTGATTACCAGACAAGCTTGGATGCGCTGCGCTACACAATGCGGCCCCATCACCTATTGGCGATGTTGCAAGGAAAGCATTGTTAAGAACCGTTGCACCTTTGACTTGCTTGGTTTGTGCCATAGATCGTGCCAAAGCACGAGTATATCTGGAAGCAAGACGATCATATAGATTGTCTTCTACGGCTTCTTCTGTAATTGAGAAAGCCAGAGCAATTGTTTCCATTGTGTAACGAGCAGTATAAGTTTCTTGCGCGTCATCAAAGTTAATTGCACTACCTTCACTTTTAACAGGAGCCGATCCAAAACCAGATAGCATCACTTCTTCCTCAAAAGCCCTGTCGGAACCTTCTGATTCAAAAATTTCTGCGGCTTCGTTCTCATACCTGTCGTACTCCAACCCAAATAAGGCATTCAGGCCAGGTTCTAGTTCTTTGGCTAATTGCGCTCTAGAAATAGTCATTGTCGGCCTCCTTAGTTAAGTCCGGTTGAGTCGGCAGTAGTTTGTGAATCAAAACTACGTGTACCGGCGTTAAAGTGAGCATTTAACCGCACTATAAACGGGATACCCGCCGCAGTGTAGTCGCTATTTGAAACATCATCTACAATCCCAACAATACGAAGTGGAAGCGTAGCAGTCGCTGCTGCATTTGCCACACTCATTTGTGAAATAGATGAACCCGTTGCGGTAGATCCTGTACGGGCAGAAGTACCTAGATCCGTGTTAGCAAAAACAAGACCTTGAGCAGTAGCTCGATTTGTTGTGCTTGCATCGGAAGCTATTTGGAATAGCTGGTTAGGGTTATCTGCAACATAAGCACGGACAGGATGATTTGTGTCTACGCTTACGCCGTTTGCCCCAGGCCAGTAATTAATCCACACAGGCTTCTTTTGAACGGAATCGTGATATAAAACACCAGTTAAAACACCTAGTGCTTGAGTTGTGCCACCGTTAGTAGCACCTGCCTGATCTATAAATCCTGTAGTTAATGGCACAACAATTTCACCATTAAAAATAGCGTTAGTGTTGTTCGTAGCTATTTCATACTCAGTAATACCAGTAGAGTTAGCACCGCTTCCCACCAAACCAATAGGACGTAGACCATAGGCTGTTTCTTGATTTGCCATTAGTTCTTCTCCTTAAAAAGGTCACTCGTTACGAGGACCACCAAAGTTTACACGAGACTGACGATCAGGTTTGCTGATCGTCATGCTATTGTGGGCATTCTCTCGCTGTAATTCTTGGTCCACTGCTTCTTGTAGATCTTTGGCGCGGCCATTGTAATAGGCATTGCGCTCTGCAACAGTTTCTAAAGGAATTTTAGCAAGCATAAGCCCACCCACCCCTATTACACCTTCGTATTTACCTGAATCAATTACCGGAGCTTCAAAGTCAGGATACTGGTCAGCGCGAACTAACTCATAACCTTCCCTTAACCGTGCAGAAACATTTTTTGTGTCTTGAAAGCCACGAGCTTCTGAACGTATCCACCGATGTTTGTACCCTTCGGGTGCAGGTGGTGCATCTAAACTAGAGGAGGGGGCCCAAGGCTTTCGCCTTAAAGTCTTGTCTCTAGTCTCTGTAGCGCGAGGAGTTCTGGTGCCCTCAAACCCTTTTTTAGTCGATGACATCATGTTCTCCTAAGTTTTAACATACTTCGCGTATTCTTCTAGTGGCACCCCAAGTTTTTTCGCAATAGCGACTTGGCTTTGGGTGAGTTTTACTTGCGTTTTGCGTCCAACCTTACTTCTACTGCGGGAATTTCCGGCGACATTTTGGACGGGTCGTTTGCCAGAACCGTTATCAAACTCTTGCGGGAACTTACCCCGAATGCGAGAATCTAGCTCATCATAATAGTCATCGCCTTTCGGGTCAAATCCTTCTTCTTCGACCATTCGTTTGTGAATACCAAAAGCCGCAAACGTCATGGCCTCATCTTTTCCAAACCATTCGTTTTCAGAAGCCCATTTCTCGGCTTTTGGGTCAGGTGCTACTTGCTGCTGTTGCTGCGGTTGTTGCGGTTGCTGCGGTTGCTGTGGAACATTAGCTACATCTTCTTGTTGTGTCTTTTCTCTAGATCGTTGGATGTTATTGTATCTATCCGCGGAAACAGCAAGCTCTGTTAGCTTTCGTTGACCCTGTACTACCGCCTCCGAATCGCCCCTATCTAAAGCTTCCTTTATGGCAACTTCTGCTTGCTTTTGCTCTATGTTTAAGCGATTACCGTACTCGCTCATATAACCTTGATCTACTGTTTCAAGCTTAGACTTTAATTGTTGCGCTTCTGTTTGAACATTTTTAGCATAGTTTATAGCTTCTTGCTCTCGCCGTTCGGCCTCTCGCATTTTTTTAGTTAAACGATCTATTCGTTTTTTAACGTTTTGAGAAACATCCGCTAATTCGTCATCAGAGGCAGCATTTTTTTCAGAAGCGTCCTCCGTTACAACGTCTTCTACAACAACCTCTGATTCTTCTGCTTTCTCCTCGTCGGAGGAGGGCAACGTTACGGTAGTTTCCTCATAATCTTGAAAGTCTAACGCAACTTGACCATCATCTTGTTCGTGAGTATTACTTTTTTCTTGCGCCATGTTTTTATCCTCAATAACTAAGTATGTCGTCTGGGTCCATAATAGTGGCAATGACTTCGTCATCATTTAAGATACGAACTTCGCCGCCTTCAATTTTAAAACGAGAACCCGCGTAACGAGGAAACACTACCCAATCTTTTTCTTTACACCACGCACCTTCTGGGAATTTGTCTTTATCGCCGTAAGCTAACGGACCTTGCTTTAAGACATAACCCACAACGGTTTGAATTTGATTCTCATCTAACGTGGACTTAGTTATTGCAATCCCACCTGACGTCATGGCTTTTCCACGATAAGGCAGCACCAACATTCGCCAACCCGTCGGGGAGGGCATTCTATCTATTAAAGAGGCACTAAGCGTTGAAGGGTCCAGAACGCGATCATCTGGTTCAACATAAGCTTGCTCTATATTGGGCATAGTGGCCGATTTGGCTCCTACACCCTGTGGGGTAATAATCACACTGTCAGTCATTGAATTGCTCCTGTTTTTCAAGTAGGCCCGAGAGTTCCTGTTCTATATAAAATAACGCAGCCAATTCACCCATCAAGTGCTGATATTGTTCCATGTTTTGGATGCTGTTACTTTCCAACACTTCGCGAATGCTTCGTCTGCGTTCACGAATTGTTTTTTGTAGAAACTGTACTAATTTAATAAAATCCATTCTTATATTTCCTTATTAAATTAGACACTATCTTATACTATCTTCCTCCTGTTCTCTAGATGTGCTGCAATAATTTCTTGCTTACTTTGACCGTGATACTTTACAGCGTGGTGATTAGCCAGTAACTCGGCGCATAACCACTGTCCATTGACCTGAAAGTCACCAAGATAGCGGCCATATTTTCCTTTTTCGTGTGTTTTTAAGATGGCTTTCGATCCGACGGGTAAGAATTCTTGAACGAACGCCTTTGCAAGTAGTCCATATTTTTTTTCTTCCAAATCTCTAGTGCGAGACTCCTCGCAATCGATTCCGAAAAGACGGATGCGCCCAGAAGAACCACGAACCCAGCAACCAAACCCCAAGTCAACATCAACATCAACAGTGTCCCCATCAATAATTTTTACAATTGTGCAATTAAACAAATAAGGATCAGACATTGTATTTATCCGTTTTAATTTGATTTGTTAGCTCAATAGATCGGCCTTTTACCTGCTTGGCCCATCGAGAATTCAGGAACTCGGTAGCAGCAAGGTCATATAAATTGTTTTCCATATGCCCGATGGCTTTTTGGAAAGTATCAAACTTTGGACCGCCCAGGTTAAAATGCATATTGATGATTGCATCGCGTCGGGCCCCGTCCGAAAGCTCTCGGAACCAATCATACGCTCGCGTCAGTTCCTTGATCGTGCGGATAATGTCATTCTCAAGCAAATGCTCTACTTCTTCGTCAGAGAGCCCTATTCCGCCGTTAGCGTCCACATTGCGGCCTATGCCCAGCGTATAGAACCCTGCGGGGCACTTATAGATTACGTGACGGTCATTAGTTTTTACAACGCCTTCGTGGCGTTTTAGTTGTTCAATTAGATCATACATCTTATTTTTTT